ATATTTGGATTATTGGAGGTAAATTTGGAGTAACTTGGAATCTTCATCAAATGCAATATTGGGAACCAGAAGGAGGAATTCCAGATAAGAATGAATTTTGTATGATTGATTCTTCAGATGATGAAGATGATGTTGATGATAAAAAAACTGACCCTCAAGAACTAATTGAAGATGATGATGATTCAGATTAAAGAAACTTTTAGAAAAAGTTTAGATCAAAAGAAACTTTTAGGAAAAGTTTTAACAAAAATAAATTTTAATTTTAATTTTAATTTTAATTTTAATTTTTTTTTAATTTTAATTTTAATTTTAATTTTAATTTTAATTTTAATTTTAATTTTAATTTTTTTTTAAAATATTTTAAAAATATTTTTAAAATTGATTTTGCATTTTTTATATTTACACCACAAACAATATGACTAAGACATCGCATATCACAAAACTTTCCGAACTTGATACCACCGAACTAACATTTTCCGATCTTAATAAGATGAGCTCTGGAGCACAATTTGGTAATATTCAAAAAAATGGACGTATGTGTCTACTTCAACTTCCTAAAATTACAGGATTTGGGGCAGATAAATATGAAGACCAAGAAAAAGGAGATAGTAAATTTACAATGAGTGTACAATTTACAAAGGAAGACATTGAAACTAATGCTTCGGTAAAATCTGCATTTGAAAAAATCCAAGAAGTAAGAGCACTTGTTAAAACAAATGCAAAAGAAAATAGTCAAGATTATTTTAAGAAAAAAAAAGCATCTGATGATTATGTTGATGCAAGTTTCTCAGATTTTCTAAAAGAATCTAAAGATAAAAATACTGCAGAACCAGATGGACGTTATTTTACAATTAAACTTAAACTAAAACCTAGTAAGAAAGAAGAAGGAAAGTTTGATTTTGGAGCATTTGATTCTAATAAACAAAAAATGGACCTAAATTTAGATAATATTACAGATAAGGTTAAAAAATGGTCTAAGGTAAAATGTACTATTACTCCTAATATTTGGATTATTGGAGGTAAATTTGGAGTAACTTGGAATCTTCATCAAATGCAATATTGGGAACCAGAAGGAGGAATTCCAGATAAGAATGAATTTTGTATGATTGATTCTTCAGATGATGAAGAAGAAGAGGATACTAAAGAAGATCCAAATGAACTAATTGAAGATGATGATGATTCAGATTAAACTTTTAGGAAAAGTTTAGATCAAAAGAAACTTTTAGGAAAAGTTTTAACAAAAAAAAAACTTTAAAAATAAACTTTAATTTTAATTTTTTTTAATATACATTTTGAACATATTTTTTAAAATAGTCTGTTAATAATAATGAATTATCATATAAATTAAAAACAGTTTTACTAACCGTTTTTTCCTTACTATGATAATGAAAAAAATCTATATAGTTATAATTATCAGTTGAATTTGTTATAGTATCTTCTAATGTACTATTAGCATATATATCACTTTCCATAACTATAAATTTTTTTATTATATGATTTTTTAATGATTTAGTATTAAATGCTGTATTATTAATATTATTTAGTAAAAATATATATAAACTTATTATATTAGTGTTTTTTCTTATACAGTTATAATATGTATTGCAATTATTTATAAATTTCTTATAATCATTACTATGAAAACCTCCAATCATGTCAATCATTTCATCAGTAATACGCATGGAAGGAAAAAATGGTTTAGGATCTTGTCCTATACAAAAAGAATAATCTATATGAAAAATAACTCCATTTTTTGTTACCATTATATTATCTAAATGGCGATCTCCGACACCTAAAACATATGTAATTACACTGTAAATAGATAAACTATTACTAAATCTTCGTTTTATAATTTCTATTGTTTGATTTTTATTATTATTTAATATAAAATTTTGTAATGATAAATTTAATTGTTTTTTTATATCATATAATGTATATGAATCATCTATAATTTCTATTAAACCAGATGTACTATTTATAGGCAATATACTATATGTAATTAAATTCGTGTCTATTTTACTAACATTTAATATATTTTTTATTAATAATATTATTTTACTAATAATATAATCAATTCTTAAATCCTCATTTTTAAATAAAAAAGACTTATAAGTATTATTTTTAAACTTAACTTTTATTAATAATGGTTTAGTATTTGAATCTTTTATTATAATATCTTCAGAAATACTATCTATAATATCTTCATTATTCAATGGTATATAAACAGTATTATTTTTAATAAAGTTATTAATATTTTTAATATCACTTTTAATATTATTAATATTTATATTACTTAATAAATTTATTAATTTTATTGAATTTATTACACTATTATATTTATCAGGATTATTATTAATCAAATTATTTTTAATTATTTGTAAAGACTTCTTATATATGCTATTATGTGTATTATTAATAATTATGAACATTTGAAAAAATATCTCTATAAGTAATGATATATTTGTACAATTTTCAATTATATAAAATGTTATTATAAAATCATAATCATTTTGAATATAATCAATTAATAATGGTAAAAATATGTGAATTAGTTTCTTATCTAATAATTTTAATAAATATAACTTAACATTTTTATTTTTATTATATTTTAAAATGTATAATATATTAAAATTATCAAGTTTTTCATTACAATTATTATTACACATTAATAATTTACATGATGTTCTTTTAATCTGTAAATTGTCAAGTATATTAATTACTTCATAGTTTGTATAATTGTTCCAATTGTGATTTATAATAAATAATGTAATTAATTTATTATGACCACAAATATGTAATTTGTTATTATTTAATATTCTTAGTTGGGTATTTGTTAATGTATTAGATATATTCGAATATTGTATAGTTTTAAAATTATTTAAATAAAAAACAATACTTCTATTCCAAATTTTATTTACATATAATAATTTATATATATCTTCTATATTAATTGGTAATAATTCAAATATTTTTATAAATTTAGCAATTTGTTTTATATTTAATAATAATTTATAACATTGATAACATAATTTTTTTTTTTTATATTTAATTGTATCATTTATATTTAAACACTCGTGTAAATAATCCTCAATTATAATTAATTTATTTTCTAAATTTGTATTTATATAAAAATTACTACATGAATTACAAAATATTTTACCACATAGTCTACAATGATGTCTTCTATTTAAAAATGTAAAGTCATTTTTACAATTGTGACAAGAATTTACTGAATTATCTTCTGTCCATAATTCTGTATATTGATTTGTATTATTAAATAAATTATACATACATATTTATTATAGGTGTCATTTTTTTATATTAATTTTATATTTATTAATTCAAATTTTTTTTATTTAATATAATTATATATGTTATATAATTCAGTTAGAGCTATGGTTGTTAATTATCAAAGACAAAATGGTGGTGGTGTTCAGGCTATGTCCGACGTAGATATGCTTACAAGTTTAATTATGTTATTCCTAATTGTATTCCTTTTAGCATTTGCAGGTAAATTCTTATGGAATGAATTATTAGTAAAATATGTAACATTCTGCAAACCAATTGATAGTTGGATTGATTTACTTGGATTAGTTTTATTATTCAATATTCTATTCTGTAAGTAAACTTTTTAGGAAAAAAACTTTTTAGGAAAAAGTTTAAACAAAAAAAAACTTTTTAGGAAAAAGTTTAAGTAAAAAAAATACCCCCACCGGGAATCGAACCCGGGCTATATGATTAGAAGTCACATGTGCTATCCGCTACACCATGGGGGCGCTAAGTTTCTTGTTTTTTTTTTGAGTGTGAAACTAAAACCTCAAATAAAGTTTCTTAAAGGTGTGAAACTAAAAACCCTTATTCTCACCGGTTGGAATCGAACCAACGACCGTCTGATTACTATGTTTATATCCTCTACAGTCAGACGCTCTACCAATTGAGCTACAGTGAGTACTTATATATTAGTAATATTTTATTTCTAAATACTTTATTATTTGTTATTTGTTATTTGTTATTTGTTATTTGTTATTTGTTATTTGTTATTTGTTATTTGTTATTTGTTATTTGTTATTTATGAAAAATATATAGGTATGTCTTTAATTATATATAATGAAACAAAGTTAAAAATATTATTGGTTTTTTGAGATTTATATTTTAAGGTATATATATTGTCAACTGTTTCATCATTATCAACATATATTTTAATAAAAGAATTTTCGTGACCCATTTCTCCAAATTTAGTTATATTTTTATAATAATGTATATTATTTGAATTTAAAATAACAAATAAGTAATCTTTTAAATTTACATCACTAATATCAATAATATATGTATAATTTTTATAGAATTCTAATAAACTTAATTCATTATTATTTATTTTATAATTATTTATAGTTGTATCATATGTTAATACATATTTTATTGTATTATTTGGTATATTACATTTAATAAACCAATTATTTTTTTCTATATTTATTAGTTCTAATTTTGCATTTTCTAAATCAATATTTCCAATATTTAAAGTAGATTTATTAGATACACTTTCTAAATAATCCGGTCCTATTATATCTTTATTATTAAATAATACAAATCCATTAAATCTATCATTATTTAAAGTATTAATTCTTAATTGATTAATACTACTATCTATAATTAGATTATAATAAATACCATAATCACCACTAATATTATTATTTTCACTATTGTCACTATTTATATTAATATTTAATGATTTACTTAATATTTCATTAGATGTTTTTGTATGTACTAATTCAAAATACCCTTCTGTAATATTATTATATGTTGTAATTAGTATATCTGTTATATTATTTAGTGATGAATCTGAATTATTAAATGTCATTAATGTAAAAGTATTTCGGGTTACATTTAAAACTTTATATGTTACGTCAGTATTTTGTAAATTACTTTTTAATAAATTTATATTTATATCAGTATCAGGATGTAAACGTTCTATGTTATACAATTTTATTATATCATTTTTTTTTAAGTTATGATTATATGATACAAATGTGCTTTTAGTTGATTTTATAATTTCGGTTATATATTTTTTATAATTATTAGAATTAGTATCACGTATTATATAAGTAGAATTCGATTTATCTAATGTTAAATTATTATTAGTTTCTGTTTTTATATTATTTATGTAAACAATATTATCATAATTACCTAAATTAAAATTATATAATCTTGTTTTATTTGTAACATTGACGTTTGAATATTTATTATTAGATATATTAATATCCATAATATTATATATTAAAGAATATATTTTTAAATTATTTAAGTTAAATTATATTTTAATAAATTATAATATATAATATGACCGCTGGACTATTACAATTAAATTTTATTGGCCCTCAGGATGTATATTTAACAGGTAATCCGCAAATGACATTTTTTAAAAGTATTTATCGCAGTTACAGTAATTTTTCTAAAGATCTTCAGAAACTACAATTTGAAAATCCAGTAAAACTAAAAGGAACTCAACATTCATGTATTATTAAAAACTACGGTGATTTATTATCAAACTTATATCTTTATATAGAATTACCACAAATAGTTAGTGCTAATAATAATGAATCATGGGCAGGTTATGTTAATGGTGTTGGTTTGTCATTAATCGAATCAATATCTTTTATGATAGGAGGACAAACTATTGATACATATGATTATAACTGGTTAGATATATATAATGAGTTATATGACCAAGGTTCGGATACATTAGTAGGTAAATTTAATACTGATATTAGTTTAGAAGAAAATAGTTATAAGCAAAAATTATATATTCCATTACATTTTTGGTTTACTAAAAACAATGGATGTGCATTGCCATTATTGGCATTACAATCTAGTGAAATTAGAGTTAATATAACTTTTAAAAAATTTGAAGAATTAATTAAATCGGATATTAGTAATTTTCAATATGTAGAACCAAATGTATCATCTTTTATTATTGCTAATTATATACATCTTGACGAAAATGAAAAACGTTTTTTTACTAATAATAAATTAGAATATTTAATTGAACAAACCCAAACATTAAGCAATATTGAAATACAATCAAAAAATGCCTTAAAAGTACCCTTGAATTTTAGTCATCCAGTAAAAAGTTTTTACTGGGTTATATTAAATGATATTAATACTAATCCAAACATGAAAACAGGTAATAATTGGTTAAGTTATACTTCAAGTAATAGTTTATATGGAGAAACATTTAATGAGGCATATATTACTATTAATGGACAAGATAGAATTCCACCTATGGATGCAGGATACTACCGATATGTTATTCCATATGAAACTAAATTATATAGTCCACGAAAATATATTTACACATATTCATTTTCATTACATCCTATGCAATTTCAACCATCCGGTTCATGTAATTATTCTAGAATTGATAATAATAGATCACATTTAGAATTATCATTTAATGCTATAAATACAGTAGGTGGTACTACAAATGGTAGTGTTAAAGTTATAGCACAAAATTATAATATATTAAGGGTAGAAGAAGGACGTGGGAGTACTATTTTTAGCAATTAAATGTATATTATTATCAATATTTTCAAGTTCAATTATTTTACTAAATAAATTATGATTATAATTATTATGAGATACAATAATAATACACAATTTGCTTAAAATCTTATTATTTAATATATTATGTATTAGTTTTTCAGATGTAAGATTATCGAGACTTTTATCAGGTTCATCAAATATTACTATATCATATTTATCAATATTTAATATTAAATAATATAACCATTTTGCTAAATATATACGTTTTTCTTGACCACCGCTAAAAGATTTACCAGACAAATTCGTATTTAAACTATTTATTGTAAAACCATTTAATATATCATCAAATGGAACTAATTTGTTTATTACATAATTAAGTATATTTTTATCATTATTAAATAACATTAAATCATTTTCAGTAATTACATCTTCTAAAGTTCTATTTTCAAAATATAAATAAATATCTTGTGGAATATATAATATTTTTTTTTGAGTTATATAATCATTAAAATAATCACTTACAATTTTACATAATGTAGACTTACCTACACCTGATTGACCTTTAATTATTATTTTATCATTTTTATTTAATATTAAATTAGTATTAAATATTAATGATTTTTTATTAAGATAAGTTAATTTATAATTAATTGTAAATAAATTTAATGTATACTTGTAATTAATTTTTTTATTTTCATTATACATTTCTATAAAATTATTATAATTTGTAAAATCTTGATTTATTATTCCATAATAATTATGTAATATATATTCAAACTGATAAACTAATGTTATTGTTGTTTGATATAATGGTAACAATAATAAAGAACATTTATTTTCACAATTATTTCTAATGTAATTATACATATAAATACACATAAGTACTTTTTGAAATAATTGTAATGAACCTAAATATATTTTATCTACTACTTGATTATCTAAATTAATTTTATTTATTTTTAGATTATTATTATTTAAAATATTAATATAATCCGATTGATATTTACCAATACAACTATTGAAATAATTTAAATATAAATTCTTATTTAATAACTCATATTTACTTTTTGTTTTATTATTATTTTTTACATAAGTTCGACTATTTAATATTATGTAATTATAAAATGCTACATAAAATAAGAAATAAATAAATAATAATTTAATTGAACTATTCATTGTATATAATATATAACTGTTCATACATACTCTAATAATTGCACCATATAATTCAAAACATGTATGATATCTACCATAAAAACTATTTTGCGCATTATTAATTATTAAATCTAATTTTTTTTGACTATTACATTCTAACCAATATTTAGGCATTGTTTTTATTTTTTCAAAAGTATCATAAAATATATTTTTTTTTATTGGTTGTTCTAATAATAACATATTTATATGTTTTTCACAAATATGTAAACACATTAATATAAAATGAAAAAAATTAAATAATATAAAGTAATTTATATTTATATTACTTTCTATAGATTTTAAAAATTCTACTTGATATGATTTATAAGCATAATCAAATAAAAATTGAATATTATAATATATAAAAAATATTAATATACATTTATACATAGTTTATATATAAATAATATATAATTAATATATAAATATGCCTAATGGTATTATACAATTATTATATAGAGGTGAAGAAGATAAAATATTTACAAAAAATCCTAGTATAAATTATTATAAGAAAATTTATAAATCTTATAATAACTTTGTTAAAATTCCAGAAAATATAGAAATAGTAAATAATTATAATATTAATACAACTAATATTTTAGATATTGTATTAAATAAATATGATTATGATTTACTGGGTAATATGGCATTATTTTTTCATCTAAATCATACTATTGTAAATATACTTGATTTTGTTACAAAAATAGAATTTTATATATCAGATGTATTAATTGATAGTTTAACACCTGATATTATTACTTTATATAGTGAAATATTTTCAGAACCAAATAATTATAACAACTTAAAATTATTGACAAGTCATAATAATAAAAATATTTATTATATTCCATTAAATTTTCATTTTATGCAAAAAAACAGTGGATTTATTCCACTTTATTTATTACATAATGAGATTATTCATGTAAAAGTTTTTTTAAATAAATCATATGAGCGTAATATTATAGCACATGATATTAATCTAATAGGTGATTATTATATATTACAAAATGAAACTAAAAAAAAGATTAATCGTAAGTTCTGGTTAATAGAAACTATTAGTTATAATGAAAATATTAATTTAAGAGTTTCTATTAAAGCAGATTTATTAAATAAAATAGATTTATTATTTACTGAATATGTTAAATCGCTTATTTTTGTATTTAAACGTTGTAATTTTCATAATATACATATTCATTATGATGATACTAAATTTACATATATGAATGAAGAATTGAAATATTTACCATTTTTAAATACTGGTCTCAAAAATAATCATGATTATAATAATAAACAAATACTTTTATGTAATTACTCATTATTTAAAAGTGAAATATCTGGTTATATAAATTTAAATACTGTTACTAGTTTTTATCTTGAATTTTTTCCTTTTGCAATATATAGAAATATAAATTTTAATATTACAACAGTTTTTACAAGTAATTATTTTTATGTAACTACTGACTTAATTACTAGTGAGATTAATCAGTCACCTGATATTTCAATTTATACAAATGTTAAATATAAATTTACTAATATTAATTGTGATATTATTATAGTAACTAGTAATCCGGAATCTTATATTAATTCTAATTCAAATATACCAACTAGTATATATCATCCTAATTTTGATTATGGTGAAAAAACATTAATATTAGATTCTGAAAACATTTATAATGAATTATATTACTGTCATAAAATAGTAAATAGTAATGACATACTGGTAAATTATGGTCGTTTATTAGTTTTTACAGATGATAAAGCAAATGCTTCAACAGGATTATTAAATTCATATGCTATTAATTATAATTTATATGTTATAGAAGATGGTAAATTATTTAATGCTGAAATAGAATAATTTATATTTTTGTAGATTTATTTAAAAAATTAATAATATTAATAATATATTAATATAATGGGTGGTGGATTAATTCAACTAAAATATTTGGGCAGTGAAGCCGATTTTTTTGTAGGTAATCCACAAATATCTTTTTTTAAAACAGTATTTAAATCATATGCCAATTTTAGTCAAGAACTTATACATATTTCATTTGAATCACCATTAGATTTCAATAAATCTACATATGCTAATATTCCTATTCATGCTGATTTAATTAATAAATGTTATATAGATTTAAATATTAAATTAAATGTTACTGATACTTTTGAATTAACTTTAAATAATAAATTTAATTCTACTAAATCCGGCGTATTATATGAATTTGATTCCACAGGCACTGAACAATTACATTTATATAATTATATTTATAGTTTAACTAATCATAGCGAAATTAGTAATTTAGTAATTAGTGAGATTAATTCATTATCATTAGCAGGTACTGTTAGTAATTTATATAATGATATAACACATAATATAGATTTATCTAATGTTGTTAATAATAAATTATATTATTCATATGATTATAATAGTAATACATATAGTGATGTTATTTATATAAAATTTATTAATGAAGATTTAACAAAATTAATAAATACAATAAGTTTTGAAATAGATGAATTTGTAATAGAAAAACATAATACAGATTGGTTATTATGTTATAATAAACTTTTTAATAATAATGAAACATTAAATAAAATTAATAATGAATTAAAAACAATTACACCAAAAATGTTTAATAGAAATATTCAATTATATATACCCTTACGATTTTTCTTTACAAAAGATACAACAACAGCATTACCATTATCGGCATTATATAGAAGTGATGTAAATATTAGAATAACTACTAATAAAAAAAAAGATGTTTTCATATGTGATAGTATAATATCTAGTGTGGATTTTAATATTGGTGCACTGGCTATAAATTATGTACATCTAGATAAAGATGAACAAAATTATTTTAAAAAAAATAATCATAAATTATTAATTGAACAAGTTCAACATCAAGAAACAAATATTATTAATGGAATTTATAATAATATTGATTTACATTTTAGTTATTTGTCTAAATATATAATTTGGAAATTACCATATAAATATATTTTAGATAAAGCCAAATTAATATTTAATAATAATGATTTATTTTATGAACAATATGGTGAATACTTTCATTTACTTCAACTTATGGAACATGGACTTGGTAATATTGATTCCTTAACACGTATGGAAGAAAATACTGATATTAATGGAACTTATTATTTATATAGTTTTTGCTTATATCCTGCATTAAGACAACCATCTGGTTTATGTAATATGTCTCGTATAGATGATAAATTTTTACAATTACAAACATTTTATATAAAAGAAAGTGAAAACAATAATGTAAAAATACCAGTAGATGTATTTAGTGTAAATTATAATTTCTTATATATTCAACATGGTAAATGTAAATTGGAATTCTAAAACCTTTTTAAAAAAAGGTTAGACCAAAAATATACTTTTTTCTAAAAAAGTATAGTCAAAAACTATTGTATTTTTAATAAGATTTTAAGGATTTGTTGTTTTTTGTCTAAACTTTTTATTAAAAAAGTTTTAATTTAATTCAAAATTTTTTTCTTATATTAAAATATAAAATGGGTGGAGGTTTAATGCAATTAGTCGCAATGGGTGCTCAAGATGTTTACCTTACAGGTAATCCTCAAATTACTTTCTTCAAAGTTGTCTACAGAAGACACACTAACTTCTCAAAAGAATGTATTGCTCAACAATTCAGTGGTAATGCTAATTTTGGTTCTTCTGTAACTTGCACACTAGCAAGAAATGGTGATTTAGTTCAAGAAATTTATTTAAGAGCTAAATTAACTTGCACTACTAATAGTGGTAAATGGACTGCAAATGATGTAACAAATTTAGTCAAAACTGTTGAAGTTGAAATTGGTGGTCAAAAAATAGATAAACACTATTCACAATGGTTAGATATCTATAATGAATTATTTGAAACAAGTCATGATTATAGAAATGTAATGAGTTCTGTTGCTGAGACAGATAGCAGTTCTTCTGCTACTTGTTATATTCCTTTAAGATTTTGGTTTAATAGAAATCCCGGTCTTGCTTTACCTTTAATTGCTTTACAATATCATGAAGTTAAAATTAATATGACATTAGCGGCAGAAACTAATATGCAATTTTTAGCAGTCGCAGATGGAGATACAATAACAGGATCAACTGTATCTGCTGATTTATTAGTCAACTATTTATATTTAGATACCGATGAACGTAGAAGATTCGCTCAAGTATCACACGAATACTTAATTGAACAAGTCCAACATACAGGTCCTGAATCTGAGAAAAATGTTGATATGACATTTAACCATCCTGTTAAGGCATTATTCTGGTCTGGTGTTGCTTGGGACAATGTTAAATTACAATTAAATGGTCATGATAGAGCTGCTGTACAAGGTCATGATTATTATCATTTAGTTCAACCATATGAATCTGGACTTGGACATTCAGGTGAACAAATGGATTCAGATAGAGTATGGAATACTGTAACAGCTGGTAGATCTACAAATACAACTTCAACCGTTGGTATGTATTCATTCTGTTTAAAACCTGCTGAACATCAACCTTCTGGTACTTGCAACTTTTCACGCATTGATAACGCAAGATTAAGCGTTGGCACTGAGGGTGTATTATATTTATTCGCTATGAACTATAATGTATTAAGAATTATGAGTGGTATGGGTGGTCTTGCTTACTCTAACTAAAAAAACTTTTTAAAAAAAGTTTAAACAAAAAACTTTTTAAAAAAAGTTTAATAAAAATTATAAATCATTTTTTTTTTTAGTTTTTAATTGAAAAATTTATTTAATCATTTTGATAGAACTTTTTGATAAAACTTTTTTTAAAAAGTTTATTTATTTTTTTTTTAATTTAATTAAATTTAATTCAAAATTTTTTTCTTATATTAAAATATAAAATGGGAGGTGGTTTAATGCAATTAGTCGCTATGGGTGCTCAAGATGTTTACCTTACAGGTAATCCTCAAATTACTTTTTTCAAAGTTGTCTACAGAAGACACACTAACTTCTCTAAAGAAGCCATTGCTCAACAATGGAATGGTGCTGGTGATACTAAAACTTGCACTTTATCAAGAAATGGTGATTTAGTTCAAGAAATTTATTTAACAGCTGCCCTCAACAAAACATTAACTGTATCTGACATAAAATCAGTTGAAGTTGAAATTGGAGGACAAAAAATTGATAAACATTATAATGCTTGGTTAGATATTTATGATGAATTATTTGAAGAAAATCGTGATTTAAAAGTTGCTTTAGCTGCCGAGCATGGTTTTGTACCATTAAGATTCTGGTTCAACAGAAATCCAGGTCTTGCTTTACCTTTAATTGCTTTACAATATCATGAAGTTAAGATTGTTGCTGAATTTACAAGTAGTATGGGTGTAGATTGTGGTGGTTTATTAGTAAACTATCTTTACTTAGATACTGATGAACGCAGAAGATTCGCTCAAGTTTCACATGAATACTTAATTGAACAAGTCCAACACACTGGTGGTGAATCCATTGCCGCCAATGCCACAGACAAAACTGTAACATTAACATTTAATCATCCAGTTAAAGCTTTATTCTGGAATGGTATGCATTCTAATACATCTGCTTATAATGCTAAAATACAATTAAACGGTCATGATAGAGCTGCTGAACAATCTCATTTATATTATACTGGTGTTCAACCTTATGAATGTGGTTTAAGACATGTTGGTAATGTTAACGGACGTACCGATGGCACCAGCACTTTATCTGCTTTTGCTCTTGCTGCCACTGATGCTGGTATGTACTCATTCTGTTTAAAACCTGCTGAACATCAACCTTCTGGAACTTGCAATTTCTCAAGAATTGATAATGCTAGATTAGTATTAAGTGGTATCACTGGTAATGATGATGCCGGAACATTAGCTATATTCGCTCTTAACTACAACGTCCTTCGTATCATGAGTGGTATGGGTGGTCTTGCTTACTCTAACTAGATAATTTTTTAGAAAAAAAAACTTTTTAAAAAAAGTTTAATCAAAAAAATAAAAAAATATAATGAAAAATTAAATTATTAATAGTAATGTTAATAATTTAATTTTTTTTTTCTATATATATAATATAAAATGGGTGGAGGTTTAATGCAATTAGTCGCAATGGGTGCTCAAGATGTTTATCTTACAGGTAATCCTCAAATTACTTTTTTCAAAGTTGTCTACAGAAGACACACTAATTTCTCCAAAGAATGTATTGCTCAAACTTTCAGTGGTAGTGTTCCTACTACAAATGAAGGTTCCGTAACCTGTACTTTAGCCAGAAATGGTGATTTAGTCCAAGAAATTTACTTAAAAATTACATCACATGCAGTTGATGATGGTGATACATCAGTAGTTTTAGGTACAGTAACTTTAACAGATACTGGTGAAAAACTTACAGCAACTAATAATATGACTTTTGCTCCTGATAGTGTAGTATATTTTAATAAGGATATTAAATTTTCAGATACTTTTACACTTTCTGCTAATACACTAGTAAAAATAAAAGCAGGGGGAACTGTTGCAGAATTTACATTAAAAGATACTAATGATGTAGATATTCTAGTAGATACTAGTGCCGATGCAACAACATTTGCTGATGTTACAATTTTTAAACAACAAGAAACTGCTAATGATTTTACAGGTGTTGATATGACAAAATTAATTAAAACAGTAGAAGTTGAAATTGGTGGTCAAAAAATAGATAAACATTATTCTCAATGGTTAGATATTTATAATGAATTATTTGAAACAAGTCATGATTTAAGAATGGCTATGACTAATGGTTCAGATGCACTTACACCTAATGTTGGTGCTACAAATTACATTCCATTACGTTTCTGGTTTAATAGAAATCCTGGTTTAGCTTTACCATTAATTGCTTTACAATATCATGAAGTTAAGATTAATATGACATTGAATCCGGTTGATGTAGCAGGAACTAAAGATTGTGAAATTAGTGATGCTAAATTATTAGTTAACTACTTATATTTAGATACTGATGAACGTAGAAGATTCGCTCAAGTCAGTCATGAATACTTAATTGAACAAGTACAGCATACAGGTGTTGAAAATGAAGGCCCAATTACTATGAATTTCAATCATCCTGTTAAGGCTTTATTCTGGACTGCAGGTGCTAATCCAGGTAATGTAAAATTACAATTAAATGGTCATGATAGAGCTGCCGTACAGCCACATGATTATTATCATTTAGTTCAACCTTATGAATCCGGTCTTGGACATTGTGGTAAATCATTACATAATGTTGATAGAACTTGGGGTCCTGTAGTAAATTCTGCTAATACTCACTGTGTTGGTATGTATTCATTCTGTTTAAAACCTGCTGAACATCAACCTTCTGGTACCTGTAACTTCTCACGCATTGATAATGCACGATTAAATGTAGACACTGTAACTAATTTATATTTATTCGCTATGAATTACAACGTCTTAAGAATTATGAGTGGTATGGGTGGTCTTGCTTACTCTAACTAGAAACTCTTTAAAACTTTTTAAAACTTTTTAAAACTTTTTAGAAAAAAGTTTAGACAAAAAAAACTTTTTAGAAAAAAGTTTAATCAAAAAAAAATAAAAATTTTTTTTTTATTTAATTATTATATGGTTTCAATATTCTAAATAATACTGTAAGAAATATAATAAAATAACTTGGTAAAAGTATTTCACCATTATCTTCCTTATTAGAATTAATTATTTTTTCATAATTTATACCCCATTCTATTAGTCCTCCTTGTGTAGTTATATAAACTAAATTAATAATATTTAATATTATTATTAAAAATATTGGTGATAAAATTATCCATAAACTACTATCATTTTCTTGATCTTCTTTTTTTGTCATATATTAATTAAAATATAAAAATAATTAAATGTATTTTTCCTAAAAAGTTTTTTTTTGTCTAAACTTTTTTCTAAAAAGTTTTTTTTTTGTCTAAACTTTTTTCTATAAAGTGTTTTTTTTTGTCTAAACTTTTTTCTAAAAAGTTTTTTTTTTGTCTAAACTTTTTTCTATAAAGTGTTTTTTTTTGTCTAAACTTTTTTCTAAAAAGTT